CCAATAAGATTTTGTATACCTAAGAATGTAGCAGCAGTACCAGCGACTTGTAGAGCGGTGCCTATCGCTCTACCCCTAGGACCAAGAAGATTACGTGCTAGTCCACCAGCACCTCTTAATCCAAACTTCTTTAAAAGCAGGAGAGTTGCTGCTCCTATTCTAAGCGAACTTCTGATAATGAGGGCACTTAACTTTCCTATTGCTCTTCCAAACCTCGTGCCAAACATTAGGTACGCAGTTAAAAGTTTGGGTCCATTATCGGAAAAGAATCTAATAACAGAGTTTATCTTTTTTTGATTCTTAGGATCACCAACAAAATCAATTAGTTTGACAATAAACTTTCCGGCAAGGATAGCAAGGAAAGCTTGTACAATCCTTCCTATGATTCCTCTAACGGGTGCTAAGATTTTTTCTGTGGTCTTACGCAGACCTTCATATCTTTTTTCTAGTCTGTTCTCTTGTAATCTACGCTTTGTATTTTCTGCCTTTCTTCTTTCATACTCATCATCTTTCTTTTCAAGTTTTGCATCCGCTCTTATTGTTTCAAGAATGGCATCAAGGTTTCTGAGCATCACCGCCTGAGGCGATACCGCAGCAAGATTTTGTCTTAGATCACTTCTCTGATAACCAAGAATATTTTTGATTGAAGTTATCTTTTGTTCATTATTTGTAGTCTTTGTTTCAACTGCTTGAAGGTTATTGAGTATTCTATTATTTAAATTTGTTTGGAAATTCTGTTGTGATATATTTCTACCCGTGCGAAAACTTTCAGCAGAAATACGTTGCCTTCTGGGTTCTATTGGATTTGTTGCGGTTTCATCAGAAGGCATTCGCTTGTTGCTGCTTTAGTTTTTCCTCTTCAAGATGATTCATTAACATTTGAACATAGATATCCCTTTCCCAGGGCATCATGTTTTCTATTTCTGTTAATGAATATTTATGATACTGCATCAAAGAAAAGTTGAGATTAAAGTAGTTCTCAAGGTTCATATGAACCATGCCTATGCGAAAAAAGACGCTAAGCCCTCAAGCACGACATCACTTTCTACTCCAGTCTTTGGATTTTTTACCTTGATTGCGTGTGACAACTTAGGCATCGTCTCAAAGAACTTTTCAATCTCCTTAAACTGAGATGAGTTCATCTGCTCAAGGAAGTCATTAAGTTCTTTCTTTGTGCAATCAGATGTTGTCCAGACTTCTTCTTCAGTAAAGATTTTGTCAATACATGTAGCGATAAGTTCAAAGGATTGATCCATAGCATTCTTATCATCAATCTCAAAGTTGTTTTTGATGAACTGCTCAAGAGAAGGATACTTCATCTGCATCATGATAGAATCATCAACTTTGATTTTATTAGTATGATCCTCTGGTTTACTAACCTCAATATCATCAAGGTTAATATTTACTCTTACCTCAGTCTCTTCATCATCAGGACAAATGATGTTGATTTCAATATCTTCACCGACAGACTTGCCGCGAATATTTAAGAAGAGATACTCAATGTCAAAAGTCGGAAGTGATTCTACTTTGACACCTTTTGTGAGCACACAGTTTTTGATGACAGATTTGATTGCAGTGGTAATCTGTTTTGTATTATTACTTTCTAGTGCAATGACTAAAAGTTTTTCCTCTTTTACAAGGAAGGGTCTATATTGAATTGTCTCACCTGTCGATGGCAACTCAAGTTCATAGGTCGGCGTAGCGATCTTAGGTAAAGGCATAATGTCCCAAAGAGTTTTTCAGTGTGATTATTTATTAGTGATTAGGCAATGTCGGAATTTATTCGATCTGGAAGTGTTCTACCACTACCAAACTTCTCAAGGAATGTTTTTGGTTCAGCAAAAACAGGACCACGCTTATCATTAAGAAGACTATTTCTATTTTGCTCAAAATAGTTTTCTGCTGCTAACGATTCGGTTTTTCTAGAGATAGATGAAGCAAGAGATGTATCTTGGGATTCTCCCATTCTTCCGATTGTCACTTTATTTACAAGGTATCTTGTGTATGCAAATGATACTGTGCATTTTAACAACTGAGATGTATCATACGATATGGGCATTGAGTTTATGGATATTGGAAAAGCATTTAAAAACTCATACTCAATATCAGGTCCAGATCTTTCAGTCACAGTTGTGCCCAAGTCAGTGCCTGCAATAATATTAACGATGTCCTCAAGTGGATTTGATTTTCTTCTTTGTGTGTAATAATCCCTCTCAAACTTTTTGATTTTTAGTCCTTGTTTTGCTTGATATTGGTTAGGGTATCTAAATCTATAACTGTAGTTATTATTGCGATTGTTCTGAGCTTGAAGACCTTCACCAGATATTACCGCCATCCATGCTTCAAAGAATGTAATAGGAAGATATTTTTCAGCATCAACGTAGAAAGTTAAGTCAATTTGTTGACCAAAGTTTCTACGATAAGCATGTCTTTCTGTAACACCAGTTCTATCATCAACAGCTTCTGATGTCAGAAGTGACGATCCAGGTAAAGATGCTTCTGCACAAAGAAGATTTAATTTTTCTTGGTCTGCACCAATTATCCTTCTTAACGTAGATCCTGACATGTCATCAGGATCCGATGGAAGGGGAATCTGAACAATGTATTGTGACGTTAAAGCTGGTCTAAGAATATTAGACTTGATCTGTGAGATTGAACTTACTTCCCGTGCCATCTAAATAGTTTTTACCTTATATATTATGTATGGGAGAAAGTATTAAAAGTAAATACAAACCTTCGCATCCTACAAAGTATAAGGGTGATG